CCAAAAACCCCACCCCCCCCCCGCCCCTCTCGGCGGGGGCGGGCCTATTCTGCTAAAAACGGAAAGGAGACACCACCATGTCGGAGGAAATCAGAACCGAGGAAAAGGCGCGGCAGGAGCAGGCCGAGCGGGCGCACGTTATCGTGCTGAAAAAGCCTCACACCTGGGAGCGAAAAGAATTTACGGAAATCGACCTGGGCGGGCTGGACAAGCTGACCATCCGGGACGCCATCGACGCGCAAAGGGACCTGTTCGGCCAGCAGGAGGTCGCAAGCTCCCTCCTGTGTGAGACGACTACGGCGTTTGCTATGGAAATCGCGGCAAAGGCGAGCGGGCTTCCCATTGAGTTCTTCAAGATGCTGCCCATCAACGTCGGTCGGCAGGTCAAGCGCGCCGTGCAGGAACACATGAGGAAAACGGGCGCGGAGGACGACGGCGTGCTGCGGCTGAAAAGCCCCTACTATTTCGGTGGGGAGCAGTACACGGAGTTCGACCTTTCCGCCATCGCGGACATGAGCGTGATGCAGGAAAGCGCGGCGGAAAACGTCATGGCGCGGGAGGGCTTCATCATCACGGAGAACACCTTCAACTACCTGTATGCCTGCGTTATCGCCAGCATGGCGGTGAACAAGCCGAAGGAGCTTTTTACCGGGCTTCCCCTGTGTGAGCTGCTGAATCTCAAAGAGGCGGTCAACAACTCGGATTTTTTCGAGTAAAGGGCGGCGCGAAAGCGCTGCGAAAGGCGGCTATCCGGCTGGGGGCCGCGACAATGACGGGTATGGACTTCTATATGAAGATGCCCGTGCGGGAGTTTATCGCGCTCAACAATGAGGTGGTGGAAGAGTGGCGAGCAACAAAACATTAGACCTGACAATCCGCATTGCCGGAAAGATGGACAAGAGCCTCTTGGCGGCAATCAACGGAACGCAGAGCCATGTAAGCGATCTGGCGCGGACCGTAAGCCGGGTAGGAACGGCGGGCCTCGCCGCTATGAGCGCACTCGCCACGGGGACTGTCGCGGCCCTTGCCCAGTGTACAGACGCCGCAAAGGACTTTGAAAGCCAGATGTCCAATGTGCTGAAGTATGTGGGCGGGCTGGCCGACGCCAACGGGAAAATCAGCGACAGCCTGGCAGACAACGGCAAGACCTACGCGCAAAACTACGCGGAAATGACCGACGCCATCCTGAATCTAAGCACGCAAATCCCCATGACGGCGGAGGAACTGACCCAGCTTGCCGCAGCAGCCGGGCAATCCGGCAAGACCATCAGCGACCTTATCCAGTATGACGACAAAGGGAACATTACCGGCTTCCTGAAAGACGTTGCCATGATGGGAACGGCAATGGATATTTCCGCAGAACAGGCGGGCGACTGGGCGGCGAAGTGGGAACACTCCTTCAACCTGAACCACGACCAAGTAATGGTGCTGTCCGACCAAATCAACTACCTGGGCGCGAACAGCGCCACAACGGCGGCGGAAATTGCGCAGGTGGTAAACGACGCCGCAGGACTGGGGCAAATCGCCGGTATGGACGTGGCAAGCACGGCGGCGCTGGCGGACGCAATGCTGGCTATGGGCGTGGAAGGAAGCAAGGCGGCAACAGGAATCAGCCGAATCTACACCAACATGAGCCTTGGAGCCAGCGCCACAAAGGCACAAAGGGAAATGTGGCAATCGCTGGGCTACACGGCGGAGGGCGTTGCAAAGGCTATGCAGGTGGATGCCACCGGGACCATGATAGATGTCTTTGAGGCAATCGGGAACATGGACGCGGACAAGCAGGTTGCGGCCCTGAAAACGCTGTTCGGCCAGTGGGCCATCCAAGGCGCGGCAAAGCTGACCGGAAACCTGGGGTCTTTTACGGACGCGCTGGCTATGGTGAATGACCCAAGCCTGTACAGCGGAAGCATGGAGCGGGAATTTATCATTAAGTCCAGTAACTCCGAGGCCATAGACATGATGATGGCAAATGCGTTCCAGGCGTTGAAAATCGACGTGGGAACCGCGTTTCTCCCGGCCAAAAAGGAAATGAGCGTGGCGCTCATTGACTTTATCAACCAGCTACGGAATATGCCGGAGCTGGGAGAAGTCGCACAAACGCTGGCGTCCTTGTTCAGCCAGGGGGTTACATGGGCCGGGGAGGCGCTGGAAAAGGCGCTGCCGACCATCCAACAGGCGCTTAATTATCTGCTGGACCACGGGCCGCAGGTGGTAAGCGTTTTGAAATCGCTGGCGGGGGCGTTTCTCGCCATGAAGTTTGCGCCGGGTATCACCGGCCTGCTGGGCGGCGCGGGAAACCTGCTGCTGGGCGCGAAGTCCGGCATGGGGAATTACGCCACCAGGACCGGCGGGCTGGCCGGTATGCTGTCCGGCCTGTGGAAAGGCGGACGCAATGCGCCGAACGTCGTTGGAACGGCAATGGGATATGCGAAAGACGCCGCAGGAATGGCCCAGGCAAGTAACTTGCCAGGGTGGCAAGGGAGAATTGTGGGCCTGTTCGGAGCCTTAAAGAATATGCCTGGCCTTATGAGCGGCGGAAAAAAATCTGGCGCAGCCATTGAGGATATGAACAACCTGATTCAAAACGTGACAAATCATGGTGGCATATTCGGGGCGATAAAAAATTCTTTCGCCGGGAGCGGGATAGGACAGTATTTCGGCGGCATCATGTCGTCGCTGGGAAACCTGGGCAATACCGCAATCGGCAGCGGCATCCTCGGCGGACTAAAGGCGACCGGCGGAACCATCGGGGAAATCCTCTCCGGCATTTCGGACGCCACCGGCTTGACCGGATTGGTCAACGGCGGGGTGGGCATGGTGCGCAGCGGCGCGGGCTGGGTAGCCGGAAAGGCCGGGGGACTGGCGCAGGGCGCTATGGGTCTTGCCGGGCGCGTGGCAAGCTCCGGGCCTGGGCAGATGATAGGAGGCGCGCTGGGGAACGTCGGCAGCTTTATGAGCGCCGGAATGGGCGCGCTGGGGAGTATGTGGGGGCCGATGGCCTCCGGCTTTGGCGGGCTGCTGTCCGGGGCGCTGCCCATTGTGGGCGTGATCTCCAGCATCATTGCTGTGGTCAGTATCCTGGGGGACCACTTGGAGGATATACGCGGCATCGTCGGAAACGTCTTTGGAGACGCGGGGCTGGCCGTCTTTGACACATTCCTTGGCGGCTTACAGCGCGTCAGCGACTTCATAACCGGACTATTCCAGGACGGCGGCGTGGCACAGGCAATGGCCCCGCTGCGAGACGCAATCACGGGGATGTTCGGAGACGACGCCGGGGCCGCGTTCGACGGGCTGGTACAAATCCTGCAATCCGTCATGGGCGTGGTCGGCCAGGTGGTCACATTCGCCAACACGACCGTCAAGCCTATCATTCAGGAAATTTTCAGCTTCATCACGCAGACGGTAGTGCCAATCATCGTGCAGACCTTCACGGCGGCGGCTCCGGCGATTTCGGGCATCATTTCCGGCCTGGGGTCGGCGGTCATGTCCTGTATGCAGATCATCGGAATGGCGATTCAAACCGCGCTCCCGATTATCGAGGGCGTCATTTCGGTGGTTTTGAGCATCGCAAGCGTGGTCATTCCCGCGCTGCTGGCCGGATACGAGGCATTCAGCTCCGGGCTGGCTACTATCGTTTCGGCAATCCAGACCGTTTTCCAAGGCATCATCGACTTTGTGACCGGCGTTTTTACCTTAAATTGGCAGCAAGCGTGGCAGGGGGTCCAGGATATTTTCGGCGGAATTTTCGAGGGCCTGGGCGCGCTGATTAAAACGCCGCTGAACGCGGTCATTTCCATCATCAACAAGGCCATTTCCGGCATCAACGGACTTGGGCTGACAATCCCGGACTGGGTGCCGGTGATCGGCGGGAAGAGCTTTTCTATTAACATCCCGGAAATCCCCATGCTGGCGAAGGGCGGCTTTACCAACGGGCCGAGTATCGCGGGCGAGGCCGGGACAGAGGCGGTTATCAGCTTCCAGAAGTCCGCCCGGTCGCAGAACATTGACACATGGATGCAGGCCGGGAAAATGCTGGGGGTCGGAAACCAGCCTGCGGAGCTGCTGGACCTACCGGCGGGCGCGGGCAGAAATCCGGGGTTCTCCGTCACCTTTGCACCGCACGTTGAAATCAAGGGCAATGCGGACAAGAACGTGGTGGACCAAGCCCTGGAGGAATCGGAGCAACGCTTTGAAGCGTGGCTGGAAGCGAACTTTGAACGGCTCTACGACCGCATGGAGCGGGAGCGGGGCCGCAGGGCCTATGTGTAACGGAGGGGTGAGATATGGCAACCTACACCACAAAGAGCGGGGATATGTGGGATTTGATCGCCTACAGGCAGTTGGGAAGCACCTCCTATACGGACCTGCTTATCAACGCGAACCTGGAACACAAGGGCACCTACCTTTTCCCCTCTGGCGTGGTACTGACCCTGCCGGAAATTGAGAAGCCAATCAACAACCTGCTCCCTCCGTGGAAGCGTAAGGGGGCGGGGGCATGATCGGGCCGAACGACGCGCGCCGGGCGGCGGTGGAAGTGACCTTTGACGACACGGACATCACATCGAGCATCCGGCCCTACCTGCTGTCGCTGACCTACACGGACAGCGAAGAGGACCAATCGGACAGCCTGCAAATCCAGCTACAGGACCGGGACGGCCTGTGGCTGGAGAGCTGGCTTAACAAGGCGGTGGAAGCATCGGCGGCGTCCAAGCTGTCCATGAGCGCCACCATCACCCCGGAAAACTGGGGGAGCGGCGGCGGGTCACTCCCAACGGGGAGCTTTGAGCTGGACAGCGTGG